AAGTCTTCTGAATTAGACAAACTGGTAGCACTACGAGTCTTAGGAGTTTCTTACTTAAACTGCGCCAAGTTATTACATAGGGGCCAGAGTGCTATCGTTTCAGCTATCGCATACAATGATTTGTACGGTAAAATTGATAGTCAAAGAAAAGAAAAAATAACCCAAATAATGAGAGCCTTATAAACATGACTGAACTAATGATTAAGACACTGAAAAATAAATCACTAAAGGAAAAGATTGCAGCGTCTAAAGCCCGTACTAAGATTGAAACGGAAATAACAAACTATGAAGAGGGTGTTAGAAGAGGTGGTCAGTTTGTAGCATACAATGAGGATATGATAGCTAAGTTAAAGCTTAGGCTGGAGGATCTATGAACCTAACAGATCAGCAGATTGAAGAGTTGGTAATATCTGAGTTAAAGAATTACTATAACGTCCTAGACCATGCGGTAGAGGATAGAGGGTGGTATCCGACCACTAGGGAAAGGGATAACGACAGAGTTACCCTAGCAGCAATCATTAACTTATTGACACACTACCTAACAAAAGAGGATCACGATAAATGGCTATCAACTATTCGGCAGGTAACGCAGAAGTAGACAGTAGAGGCCCATGCTCTAAGTGTGGATCTAAAGATAATTTAGTTAAGTATAAAGACGGTCACGCTACCTGCTATTCTGTAGGCTGTGGTCACTTCATTAAAGCAGGTGAATCAATGCACAATCAATCGACAGTAGTTCCTACCCCTCCGCGTAAAGAGGTAAAGCAGGAGGATCTAATCAAGGGCACTAAAGGCTCTATACCAGACCGCAGGTTATCCCAAGATATTCTAGACAAGTTTGGCGTTACGATAGAGTATGACGCTAAAGGAGATATCACTAAACACCACTACCCGTACTACAACAGCGACAATAAGATTGTGGCCTTGAAGACAAGGGTAACTAAGTATAAGCAATTCTTTTGCAGTGGTAATCTAGGGGACGCAGGACTGTTCGGTCAGAATGTATTTGAGGGTCGTGCTGGTGGACGCTATATAACGGTCACTGAAGGTGAGTTAGATGCCCTAGCAGTTAGTTCTATGTTTCACGGTAAATGGCCTGTAGTAAGCTTAAAGAACGGCTCAGGTAGTGCGGTGAAGGGAATCAAGGAATCACTTGAGTTTTTGGAGTCGTTTGATAGTGTCATACTGTGTATGGATCAAGATGATGCAGGTTCAGATGCGACTAAGAATATCGTAGACTTATTCTCACCTAACAAAGTCAAAGTAATGCAGATGCCTTTTAAAGATGCGTCTGAGATGTTGATGAAGGGTAAGGTTAAAGAGTTTACCGAGTGCTGGTGGTCTGCTAAACCTCATCGACCTGCTGGCGTAGTCTCTTTGTCTGATGCAGGTAACTGGGATCTATTCGTAAAGCGAGGTACTGAAGAAGTCACGCCACTACCTAAAGCATTCGGTTCATTAAATGCCATGATGAATGGTGGTATTGCGGCTGGTGAAATTACTGTACTAGGGGCGTTAACGTCTATCGGTAAGAGTACCGTAGTCTATAACCTAGTCTACGATATGTTGATGGAGTCTAATAAGCGTATAGGCTGTATTTTCCTAGAGGCTGATGTCGGTGAAACGATAGAGAAATTAATATCAGTACATATCGGTCAGAACATATCTAACGTACCTCAACCTGAACGAGACTACGACCAGTTACATAAGAAGTATTCGGAATTAGCTGATACAGATAAGTTACACATACTAGACCATCAAGGGGCACTAGAGGCTGATGAACTGTTCTCTAAGATGCGTTACATGGTTAAAGGGCTAGACTGTGATGTTCTTATACTAGATCCTCTACAGGCTGCTGTGACCTCCAATGAGAATGGAACCATAGATGCCTTTATGGATAAATGCCTTAAACTAGCTAAGGAAACTGGAGTTAGTATTATTGTAGTTAGTCACATGAGGAAACCTAGTGCTAAGGATGCACACGATGTAAACGAATATGATATGAAGGGATCAGGATCTATTAACCAGATTGCATTCAACACTATCCTATTAAGCCGTGACAAATTAGCTGAAGATGAGTATGCTAGGAACTGTACTAAGATCCAGCTAGTTAAATGTCGTAGGACAGGTAATACAGGCGTAGGTGGGTGGTTGTTCTATAACTCAGATACTAGCCGATTAGAGGCTGGTCAGGCCCCGATAATACAGGAAACAAGTAATTATGACTTCTAAATCTATAGTTCTGGACATCGAAGCTAATGACTTTAATCCAGACAAGATATGGTGTGTAGTCACCTTAGACATCAATACTAAAACGTCTACCCAGTACGTCAATAATCTAGCCCAGTTAAAGACTGATTTGTTAGACGTTACTGAGATCATAGGCCACAACATACTAGGTTATGATATACCTGTATTGGAACGTCTATTAGGTATTGACTTCAGCAACATCAAACTAACCGATACTTTAGTCTTGTCTAGACTTGCAGATCCAGCGCGTCAGGGTGGGCATTCTCTAGCATCATGGGGACAGCGTTTAGGTTATCCAAAAGGTAAGTTCACTGACTTCAGTTATTATAGTGATGAGATGCTAGAGTATTGTATTACCGATACTGAAGTAAATTTATTCACCTATCGTAAGTTACTAAAAGAAGTTAAGGATTTTTCTGTAGAGTCTATCCAACTAGAGATGGACGTACATAAAATCATAGCTGAACAGACCCGTAGTGGTTGGTTACTGGACGAAAAGAAAGCCTTTATATTGTTAGCTGAACTCAAAGAGAGCATGATGAATGCAGAAGCTACAGTCCGTAAACGCTTTACACCTTTGCCAGTATGGGTAGAAAAGAACTACCCTAAGAACCCACTAAAGAAAGACGGTACTGAAGCAGCCATCATGGGTAAGCATAGAGATCAAGGCTTTCATCATAACTCACAAGGCAGTTATGGTGTCTTTGAATACCCTATCTTTAACTTAGGTAGTCGCCAACAGATCGGACGTTACTTGATCCACTTTGGTTGGAAGCCTACTGAGTTTACTGAGACAGGATTACCTAAGATAGACGAGAAAGTATTAGAAGATGTAAACATACCTGAAGCAGTGATGATCAAAGAGTTTCTATTACTCCAGAAGCGCGTAGGAATGGTTCTAAGTTGGGTAGAGTCTGTAGCAGACGATGGCAGAGTACACGGCTACGTTAATGCTATAGGCGCTCAAACAAACCGTATGACGCACAGCAGCCCTAATGTTGCCCAAGTCCCTGCATCATACAGCCCGTATGGTAAAGAGTGCCGTGAGTGCTGGATAGTGCCTAAAGGGTATAAGCTAGTTGGTTGTGACGCTTCTGGCCTAGAATTGAGAATGCTCGCCCACTACATGAATGATGAAGAGTACATCAGTCAGATTATAGACGGTGATATACATTCCTACAATCAGGAGATGGCTGGACTACCTTCTAGAGATCAGGCCAAGACAATGATATATGCTCTCTGCTATGGGGCTGGTGACGTTAAGATGGGCACTATAATCAATGGATCTGCCGCAGAAGGTAAGCAGCTAAAAGCCACTCTATTCAATAACATTCCTTCACTAGCTGACTTAATTACTAAGATTAAGAAAGCTTCTAACAGGGGATATTTGAAGGGCTTGGACGGTCGTAAAATCTGGGTTAGGTCTGAACACTCAGCCCCTAATTTTCTCTTACAGTCAGCAGGAGCGATTGTTATGAAAAAGGCACTTGTGTTATTATACAACAGTGCTAGAGAAGAAAAGCTAGACTTTACTTTTGTAGGTAACATCCACGATGAGTATCAGACTCAAGTGCTGGAGGCACACTCAGAACGCTTTGGTGTATTGGCTGTAGAAGCTATCGTTAATGCTGGTATAGAGTTAAACATGAACTGTCCATTGGACGGAGAATCTAAGATAGGGAATAATTGGTATGAGTGCCACTAAACTGTGTACTAGCTGTGACATAACGAAGCCTATAAGAGGTTTCGATAAAGACGGTACAAAAAAAGACAAGCTACAAGGAACCTGTAAGTCCTGTAGAAAAGATTACAGACTAAAACTTAGCTTAGATAAATTCAATATAACAATGGATAAGTATAAAGAGATGCTTAAAGCCCAGAACCATCTATGCGGTATATGCTTTGTAGATGAAGGTAAGTCCTTATGTATAGACCATGATCATCTAACTAACAAGGTTAGAGGATTACTCTGTAGTAGATGCAATAAAGGACTAGGTTTACTTGGCGATAGTGTAGCCGCAGTTAAGTCAGCATTAAATTATTTTGAGAGGTGCAAATGAAAACATTAGACACATTAATAGAAGATGTTTATTCGGTAGTCAAGAATAGCAAAGCAGATCCAGACGTAGATGTTGATGCGATATTTGATCTGTTCGGGACTAACGTAAAGGAGGCTGTATTTAAGTCATTGTTTGAAGAGCGCGGAGACTCCACACGATTGCGTATGTCGTCCGTAGGCAAACCTGATAGACAGGTATGGCTTAACTCCAAAGACTACCCTAAAGAGGAATTAGAGCCCTCTACGTTGATTAAGTTCCTGTACGGTCATGTAATAGAAGAGTTAGTCTTATTGTTAGTACGTCTAGGTGGTCACACTGTAGCTAATGAACAAGATAAGGTAGAGGTTAATGGAGTCAAGGGCTCTATGGACTGTACTATTGATGGTAAGCTTATTGATGTTAAATCAGCCTCTAGCTACGCCTTTAAAAAGTTCAAGGATAACACTGTAGAGTTTGACGATCCCTTTGGTTATGTAGATCAGCTAAAAGGGTATGGTGCAGGGCTAGGAGTTAAGGAGGGTGGATGGCTTGCTATGGACAAAGGCAATGGACATTTAGCCTTAGCAATGATAGACTTGACTGAAGGTGAAAGCATTGAGGACAGGATCACTCACTTAAAAGATATTGTATCTAAAGATGAAATGCCTGAGCCATGTAGCTACCCAGTACCAGATGGTAAAAGTGGGAATATGAAGTTATCTACACAATGCTCTTACTGTCCTTATAAGCATACTTGCTACCCTGAATTAAGGACTTTCTTGTATAGTACAGGCCCTAAGTTCCTAACGGAAGTTTGGAGTTTACCTAGAGTAATTGAAATAACCGAGACTAAGTAACATGAGTGTAAAGTTTAAAGTAGTACAGACTCCACGATCTGAGCGTTTTGAAGAGCAGATCAACATACTATTGAATCTAGGATGGGCACTACACGGCAGTCCTTTTATTGATGGTACAGGTCAAATGGTACAGGCGTTATTAAAGGATATTCCAGATGTCAAAAAAGCAACTGCCAAAGTACCGAAGTAAACTAGAAGCTAGGGTAGCTTTAGGTTTATCTGAATGGGAGTACGAATCTGAAAAGATGGGGTACATCATCCATAAGACCTATAATCCAGACTTCATTAAGGGTAATATCTTTATCGAAGTCAAAGGATTCTTTAGGTCTGGAGACACCCAGAAGTATAAAGCTATCCACGACCAGATGCTAAAAGAGAATAAGATACTTGTCTTTGTCTGGTCTAAGCCCCATCAGAAACTACGGAAAGGATCTAAACTAACTAACGCTGGCTGGTGTGATAAGCACGACATTAAATGGTTCTCACAAGATGATATGAAAGCCCTTAATAAGTGGAGTAAGACAGCCAATGGCTAAGACAGTAGAGGAACTAATCGAAGACATAACCAGAGACTACGATGTAGACCTGTTAGTTGAGATATTATGTATTTCTGCTGAAGAGTTGTTAGAGAGGTTTGACGATAAATTAATGATTGCTATAGAGCGAGGGGATTTTGAAGATGGAACCTAATTCATCACTAGACACTCAAGTAGGAGGTAGTCACTATCAGATGGGAGGCATTCAGCCTATTGAATACATTCACGCTAACAACCTGTCCTTTATCGAAGGTAGTATTGTAAAGTACATATCTAGGTGGCGTAATAAGAATGGTGTGGAGGATCTAGAGAAGATCAAACATTACATAGACCTTCTCATAGAGTTAGAAGATAATGTAGGTAATAGAAAGAAGTAAACAAAAAAGGCCCCAAAGAGAAATCTGAGGGGCCTTTTTATTTGCCTAAAATTTAGTCTAGAGATCCCTCGTTAGTCATCGACTTACTGTGTCTATTACTCTGCTTTCGGTGAGACATTATTTCATTACCTTCTGCGTCTAAGTAAGTGACTTTTTCCCTGTAAGTTTTATCCCCTATTTTAACTAAGTCCTTTTCTAGTTTCCAAGAAGAAATAGGAGGGAAGCCATAAGACTCAGCAGCCATATTATAGTCTGCTGCCTTACGCGCTATAAGACCGCCTAACGGCCTCATTTTACCGTCTTTAGGGTCGTTAGTAGACACTCCATCTAATAACTGATTCTTTAAGCTAGACTGTACAGCCTTGACTTGATCTTCACCTGTAAGATCCATAGCAGCATTAAGGCTTTTCTTTAGCTCGTCTGCGCCTGACATCCCTTGATTCCATACAGTGCTAACTAATGTTTCCTGTAAGCCACTACGCATATCATCAAACTCAGGGTAGGAACTCTGAAGCTGGCCTACTCTTTGATTAATTAAGTTTGTTGCTGCCGACTTGTAATCCACTACTCCATCAGGGCCAGTAAAGTCTGTCATGTTTAAATCTGCCATACCCTCCTTTAGTCCATAGGGCATAGTGTCTGCTCCACCTTCTACACTCTTATGTTTAAATATACCTTCTGATTTATCGAAATCTGATATAATTTTATCTACTAAGCTAAGACCAGAATCTACTTCTACCGCTTCTGCCTCTAGATCAGGTGCTACCGTGTCGGCTATAGTGTCTTCAAACAGACCAGCCTCTAACTGAACAGCCTCACCGCCAGACCTAGACGTTTCTATAGCTTGTGTCATGTTAGCATTCTCTGGAGTACCTGCTGCCCTCTTGAGAGCGTCAGAAGCTTTAGCAGCTATCATTTCACCATCTATAGAAGACCACATCCCAGATAACTCTTGCTTCCCTCGCTCGTACTGAGCCATCATCTCTTCTAACATTAGTTCATTCCTTTATCGTGCTGCTTTTTGCTCATTTGACTGAGAAGCTTCAGCCACATTAGATGCTGTAATATAAGCAAGTGTTGTGCTAAGTGCCTCTCGCTGCTTTACTGGATCTTTAATTTTTCTAACTTTATTTAATGAATTTTGCCATTTTCCATTAGTTACTATATCCAACATAGCCTGATTATGACGACCTCTCATATAGCTTATTGTATTAGCAACAACGACACCAATCTTACCAAAACCAAAAGAACCAGACTGAGCTACAGCACCTTGTTCGGCAGCGTTTAGAGCTTTAAAGGGAGTGTTTTTTAATCTAGCTAAGATAAAAGCAAGATCATCAATAGCTTGTGAACTACCCCCTACGTCTTTTAACTGCCTAGCTAATTCCGTTCTTTGTTGTGGCGTTGCTAATATTGCATCATAAAATTGATCTGGAGTAGCGTTGTATATACTCGTACCTTCAGGAACTCCCTTAGTTTTTATTTCAGACAGCCTATCTAAAATTCTTTTTTGAGCTATTTGACGTTGAGCTATAGGAAGTGCTAAGGCATATTCATCACTCGATTTTTTTAATGCGCCTTTAATTAGGGAGTTTATACTTCTCAATACTCCTGCTTTTTGTCGTTCTAAAGTATCTATTGATGTAGAGGCAGCGTGAGCGTTAGATGATATTTCTCTTCTTACCATTTCAACCTGCCCTAAAGAACCTTCTTTTAAAGCATTAAACTTTGCAGCTTTTGCTGGATCTGCCATAAGACCTTTTTTAGCAGCTTTAAATATAGGATTATCTTCTAGATTTTGAAGAAATTTAGGTTTCATTGTTACGTCAAACGCTTTTTTGTACAGGGATGTGAGTGTTGCTTTAGCTGCTTCTCTTCCTTCAGGTACAATATTTTTAACAAACGATCCAACAACATCTGCTAATTCTGAATCACGTTGCATTCTTATTTCTTGAGCAACTAATGCTTTCTCAGGATTTAGCCCTGAAAATGCTCCTGCTTCCCTAGTTAAAATAACTTGGTTTGCTGAAGCTTCTGCTGGTGTAATGCGTACACCTAACCGACTACCTGCGTCCACCGCTTCTTGTACGGCAGGGGTAGTTACTCCCTCTAATGCTTTTTTACGGCCTCCCCTTGCACTAAAGAAATCAACAGCTTTTTTTAGAGGATCTATTATAACTTTACCTGCTAAGTATTTACCTGTGTTTATTAAAGCCGTTGGTGCTAATCCTAAGTTAGCAGCTACTAACATATTCATAGTTCTTTCTTGAGATATTAAAGAACCATCTGATGTAGATAAACTAGCTCCTAGAACCGCACTTGTACCTAACACTGCTTTTGCAGTTTTTGCAGGGAGTGCTGCTACATAAGATGCAGTTTCTCCTGTCATAGCGGCACTGCCATAAGCTAATTGCTCTGCATAGTTCATCTTATCTAAGTAATCACTTATCTCTTGTTCTTTACCAATTCTTTGATTTTTCCAATCACTTAAAACATCAAACCCTGTTAATTCGGTAATAGCAGACCTGCCTAATTCTTGAAAGCCAGCCCCCACTTTTTCAACACCCCTTAAAAACCCCTGCCCTGCTAATTCAGCATAGTTAGCGTCTACTCCTTTAGTTGAGGTTTCTTCTTCTTCTTGGGTCATTCCTAGAGAAGTCAAAAGGGAGTCTACACTAATATCTGTATTTGCAGGAGTAGTTGTAGGCGTATTAGTAGTGCTAGAACTAGATCCATTCATAGCACCCATAAGGTCTGCTACACTAATATTACTAGCCATTTAAAATTCCTTATCTGCTATCATCTGTTGAAGTATTGCGCGTTCTGATTGAGTCAAAGATTCCATTATTATAGCCATCTCACCTTTGTTGTCCCTATCTACTCCACTAAACATAAAATTAATTTCAATCTTTTTATCTACACTTCCAAAAACATCATCTTGGTTTAACTCGTACCTTTTAGTCACGCCTTTTATTTTAGATATTGTAGGCCCTGCAAGTTTCTTAATTTTAGTGAATAAAGTACCGCCAACTTTTACAAAATCTGCTCGTTGGTCTACTCCCATTTTTTCACCGTTCATTGCTTTATTGTAAACATTTTTAATAGTGTCTGGAATACCACGCGCATTTTCTGCTGTAGCTTGCTCACCCTCACGTACTACCGAATCAGGGTCTAACATCTTCATGTAAGCAAAGATAAGGGACATATCTCCTGCTGCTGAGTCTGCTTCTGCTGAAGTTTTTATTTTAGCAAATTGTAATTCGCTTTCTTTGAAGTTCTTGTAGTTCATGTCTTTACTTAGTTCTTGTCGTAAAGATTGAGTTTGCGTAAACTGCCTGTTAATTTTATCTATTGGAGACTCATTACTTGGCGGCTTGCCTGTTTGAACCCATTTTTCACCATCCCAATCTTCTAAGATAGCAGCACCATTTGCGTCAGTGCCTTGTCTATACGTAGGCGCAGAGTCTTTAGGTTTCTTTTCTACTCCTGCAAATAGTCTATCGTCAGGATTATTAGGATCAACATAATATTGATTATTTATACCTTTCTCAAGAACAGTAATTAACTGTCTATTTGCTTTATCTCCCTTTTTAGCCAATCCCATTCTTACTTTAGTATTTTCTGGATCAGAAGGATCAAAAGAATATACTACGTTTTCTCCTTCTTCACTGAGGATTACAGTTTGCCTAGCTGCTTCTGTTCCTGCCTTAGCTTCCCCTACTAATGTTCTATTTTTAGGGTTTTTAGGGTCAACAAAGTATTGCATATTTTTACCGTTTTCAAGAACAGTAACTAACTCAGCCCCTGCTGGGTTGTATACTTTACCTGTAGTAGTCCATACGTTATTTATTAAATCTTGCTGTACTTCTACTCCACCTATCTCAGTTTTTCTTGTTTGTACTTGACCATCTTGGGAAGGAGCCGCTTGCCCTAAAACAACTTTCTTTGTAGGGTCTGTTTTACTTACAGATACTTCTTGTAAAACACCATCAATAAGTAATTTTACAGTTTCATACTCTTCACTTTCTACTGTACCAGTGCCTCCTAAAGATTTCCAAACTCCCCCTCCTGATCCTTTTTTATTGAACACCCCTTCTACTGTTACACCGTCTATAGTTCTTGATTGAGAAACCCACTCTTCCCCTTCTACTGCTTCTGGTTTTGTAGCTGACCCGTATGTTGTTCCTTCAGGAACATTAGCAATATCAACAACTCTTTGAGTACCTACTCCATTTACATCATACTCAGAAATAATTCTCATATCTGTTTTAGGAACCAGAGAAGATGCTAGAACTCGCCCTTTATCCATCATAGCTAAACCGCCATTAGGATCAAACTGCATAATCTGCTCACCAGCCCTCTGATATGTTTCTGGCTTACTCCAATCTGCGTCTTTAAAATCATTCTTAAATTGATTCATACCAATTGCTTTAGGGCTTATCGCTTGTCCAAAAGCACCCATAGCAGCCTGTGCGGATACACCCTTCTGCTTTTCAGCATTAAGCATATCCCCATAAGAAGACTGTACTGTCTGTAAAATGTTTGATGATGGCCCTGAGCCAAATAATCCTGCCATGTGTCTTACTCCGTAATTCCAATATTAGCTAGTTAGCCAGCCCCAAGCATCACCTATCAAATCCTGACCTACGTCAGTACCTAGTAATGAAGTTCCTAAGCCCATCCAGTTAGATGTATTATTAGCACTCTGCTGTGCTGCAATACCTTGCTGTGCTAGACTTTCTTGGAACTGAGGCTCTTGTGCAAAGCCGTATACTTGTTGCAGCATAGGGACAGAACCGAGTGCTTGCTGCTGTGGTTTGAATTGTTGATCTGCTACGTTCTGAGTCAGACCAAATAGACCAGCCTGATTAGCCATCATACGATCTTGCATCTGAGCCCCATACTGTTGGGCTTGTGTTGCTTCTTGGAATCGTTGGTTGTTTTGTTCAGTCTCTAATTGAGCCAAAGCTTGTGTACCGACTGTAGATCCTAGTTTACCAGACTCTATTAGACGACTCAAGGAGGATTGCGTCTGCTGCTCTCTGAGAGGCTCTCTAAGGGCATTTACGCCACGTAGGTACTCTGCTGCCGCATCATTGGGATCGAAGCTCTGGTAGGCTTCCTGAGAGCCCTGAAGCTGCCCTAGAAGTCCCTGCTGGAACTGTTCAAACTCAGGCGCTGCTGTTTCGATGTATTGACCTGTAAGAGGATCAAAACGAGTAGTTCCATATATATTACCAAATTCCATACCGCGAGGGGCACGGGCTTGTGATAATTGATTTACCGCACTCCCTGTATAACCACCATCAAAGTATTGACCATTATTTCCAGACACACTTGCCCCTCCACCTATACCACTATTATTACCACCGCCTGTACCTGCTGAATAACCACCAAAAGCATTACCGCCCCCACCACCACCCATACTGCCCATCATACCGCTTGATTGTGCTAGTTGTGATTTCATACCTTGAGGTAAACCAGCCCACTGTGATTCAGATATGTTTGATGGACGCATAGCGTTTAACTGCGCTTCATTAGGACGACCTTGCCCACCGCCTATGTAGGCATTAGGTAGCTGGTTATCTAACTGAGGTTTACGGGCTAAAGATACTCTATCAGCCTCAGACATCATCTGCCAATCAGGGTTTGTTGACTCCTGTCGTAGATATTCTTGTCTGGCCTGATCATTCATACCGTACATAGTCTGTTGGGCGAAATCACCTAGAGGATCAAACTCATTGTAAGCACCTAACATACCACCAAAGTAGCTGTCTGTTCCTATTGCATTGCCTAACTCATCTAATAATTTACCTTTAAAACCACCCGTAATTCCATTCCCTAAACCTCTAAACATTGTGTCAGGGGCTGCGTCAGGGTAAAAAGCAGATCCTCCGCGAACATTAGTAAATTGAGTAGGGGCGTTAGCGTAAGTATTACCAGCTACATTAGGATTACCTTGAGGGCCTCCATACATAGGCCCTGTTTCTGTAGCAGAAGTTATTTGAGTTTGTGGAGAAATAGGGTTATTACCACCCCAAGATAAACCAAATAAAGATTCAGACCTTTTTTGTTCTTGTAGTTTTTGGTTATAAGCTGCCTCTGCTGCTGCATTACTTGCTGCTGTTTGTTGTGCTGCTTGAACTGCCGCCATCTGCGCTGCTTTAGCTTGTGCTGCTTCTGCTGCTGCTATCTGCGCTTGCATATTCCTATTAGCCGTAGCTTGTGCTACTGCGGCTGCTTGTGCTGCTGCTTGACCGCCACCGCCACCATTATTATTATTGTTATTATTTCCACTGCTAGTACGTGTCCCAATGGCGTTTCCATTACCCGACCTAACAGGATTACCGCTTCTATCAACTAATGCCATTATGCAGTCCTCTTCCAGAAGTAGACGACAACGTAAGGTTGTACGATATCATGTGTATGTGCTGCGTTACCGCCTGTAGATCCAGAAGCAGGGGCTCCAGCACCACCGTTAGTTGTAGCGTAGACATTCGCACTACCATCACCACCACCCAATGTCCAACCAGAAGCGTGAGTGTGGGCTGGTATCTCGCTGACTGACAGAGCGTGAGAATCAGTCTTAGAACCGCCTGTCTCTTCAACAGTATCAAAAGAAGCATCTGATGCATCAATACCTATCAGTACCTTACCTGCACCAAAGGCTGACCATGTACCTACACCTAACAAAGTAGCAGGGTTAGTCGCTACTACTGAGGTATAGACAGACCCTACTGGATAGGCAAGGCCATTGACAGTAGCTGCTGTAGGCGCTGCCGCAGTAATAGCAGTAGCAACAAAAGACGTAGTAGCTACTTTAGTTGTGTTGTCACCTGTAGTTGCTTTAGACGCACTAAATACTTCTAGTGGATCTCCGTTTAAGTTTGCTTTGGAGTTAACTGCTGTCTGTACAGATACAAATTCAGTATTAAAATCATCACCTGAGACAACCTTAGCTGGATTAGAGTCTGCAAGCGCATCTTTTCCCGACCACGCTACTTGTACTGTATAATTACTCATCGTATTTTGCCTTCTTTTGCTAGGACTGTCATGCTTTGAAGCGAGCCTTTAAATCCATTAATTAAATTTATCATTTCTATCTGGACTGTTTTAGCTGATTTACTCATATTGACTTTATACTCTCTAGGGAAAAACAATGGAGAGTATTTAGAAGTTCCGAATAAGCTAGTGCTGGCCCCGTATACAGCCGTAGTTCCTGATGAAACAGGGGTCAAGTTAAACGTAGCTGAGTTACCTTGTGTAATGTTGTAGTCTCTAAACCATTTAACCGTAACGTCCTGTTCACGGCCTCCGTCTATAACACAAGAGAATTGTTTCAGTAGTTTAGCAGAGTGGGGCACACCAAAGTCCATCCAGACTGTCTTAAATGTAGTCTGGTAAGTCTTATATACGGCAGTAGAACCTGAGTAGTCTAGATCGTAATAGTTATCATACGTAGCTATCACACCATTAAAATTACTTGATCCTAGACCTAAATATAATTGACCAGTGCTTAACGATAAGAAAGACTTAGGACTACGGTTTTTATCGAATAGCCACTTAGTAATTCTAGGGGTGTTGTCTGGGTTTATTACTTTAAAATCTAAGATGTACGTCTCATTAATTCCTGTGAAGGATAAGACATAATAACCACCTGATGTGTTATATTCTGATTTAATGTCGTCTGGATTAGACGATGTAATGTGTTTGATAATATCATTCTTGACATTCTTAGTCAAGTCTGTTAAGGGCATCTTGTCTTGGATCTTAGTACGGTTCAGCGACCTAACGCCATCAGCAGCTAAGAATAAAACATCATCACCAAAGGCTTGTATAGAATCTCTAGCGATACACCCTACACCTTGTATTACTTCATCTAAAGCAAAAGTAGTAGCACTAGGATCAAACGGATCATTATAGATGGCTATGTTGTTCTTACCGAATATAATCAACTTACCATTAAAAGATTCTAAGGCTACAATATCATCGTAACCCCAGACTGATTTCATGTTTAAAGCACCAGACCCTGTCCCTGTCCATTTATGATGTTCTAATGTCCGAGAGTACAGTATAGTTTGTTTATCTTCAGTAAATCCTGCCGCCCATAGACGACCGTACTGAGACAACATAGTAGAAGGATCAAAAGTAGTTATGTTTGTAGATGCTGAGTAATGCGCTGTATCTTCTAAGTCTGACCATACTCCTGTGTCTGAAGTAAAGTGTATGGGCCTGTGTCCTGCTTGAACACCAATAGAGTCATCATCGTACTGTATCCACTGCCAGTTATCGCCTGTAATAGTCTGTGGAGTACCTGCGAATGTTTGTTCAGTATTTACTTGAGGTACAGCACTAGAGTTAATCTTCCAAATCTTATTGTTAGCTGAAGAGATTAAGTTAGCAGTGCCATTAGCATATTGATGCCAATGCAGAGATTTAACTGGGTAGTTACCTACAGTAGCAGAGATAGCCTGAATACCCTTACGAGAAGTCAGACGACCCTCTGAGTTAATCATTATATTGTCTGCGTTAACTAACCACCTGTGATCTAGACTAGAGGCGTTAGCTTGAGTGTTTAACCCAAATACACCTACAGAGTCTAGAACTAAAGGGTTTAATTGCTTAGTTGGCATACCAAGTCATCTCCATCTGAGTCTTACCAGCATCAATCTGTACGGCTCTAGATAGGATGTTGACGTACTCTCCTGCGGCTACTGATACCTGAGTACCACCATCTTCACCACGTTCAGCTAGGGCCCTCATATAAGCACCTAAGATAACTGCTTGCTCATTGACGTAACAGTGAGTCTCAGCTAATTGAAGCTTGTCTTGTGGCTTAACTACGTTAAAGTTAATTCGTCTTGTGTCATTAGGTAGAGGCCATACATCAACCACCATATCTAAGTTATCATCAATACCGTTAAAACCGTAAGAAGAGGGCTCACCTTTAGCTATGTTAGCTGTGGGAAATACTCTAGTGTTTATGTCAGCACTAGACATTTGGTTTAAGATAGTACCTGTTGAAGTATCAATGACATCTAATACTTTAAAGTCTCTTCCTGCACCTAAAAGGGAGTAAGACATAACACCATCACTTGTAGAGATAGCAGACGTAACTCGTAATACTTGCCAATCCCAATAATGCTCTACTTCATACTTTGCATCATTGACAAAATCACCAACCATTTTATGATAGTCAGTAGGGCCGTTTGCTGAAGAAAGATTACCAGACCAATCAGTCATCTGATCTTCTCGTAATCTCCGCAGCACTTCATTTATAATATCTCTATAAATCATAATGTTCCTTCTTTAAAATATAACCAACAAGCAAAAGCACTTGCGCCTATAATCCACATCAGTTTCTTAACGACTGACTTACCTACTGAAAGGTAAAAACGATCATAGGCTTTCTGTGCAGCTAACTCAGCTATTTCATCTTTATCTTGTTCTGTCAATTTAGTATCACTCACTTTTAATATTTAAGATACATAACTACGCCAAAGAAAGCAGCTAGAACAGTTACGAGTATTCCTATCACTTGTCCTGCCAGTACCATAGTCTCTTTAATTTCTTTAGCTTGTGCCTTTTGTTTCTTAACATCAGCTTTTTGTTTCTTATAATATTCATCTCTAAACTGCTGATACTTATAGTATCCTAGAAGACCTTGTTTATTGAGCATAAACTCTAATTCTTTCTCTTGCTTCTCTATTTGCTGTTTAGCTTGGTATGCTCCTAGTACATCACCATTACCAGACTTAATCTTGTTTTCAATACTCTGACTTGCACCAAAGTATTTAGTTAGGGCAGATCCAGCATCAGCAATCTCTTTTCCGTTAGCTAGTGTAGTTTTGATAACTGCAAAGGCAGCATTCGCAATAGCCAGTTCTGCTAACATACCCAGACCCTCTTTGTATACTCTACGGGAATCCCGTATGGTTCTCTTGATGGTTGTACTACTAGGTACTCAGCGTTAACTCTGTTGACAGATGGTTCAATAAGTAAACCCTGTCCCATAGGCGCAAGGGCAGGAGCTACGTGAACTGGGTATATCTCTAAAGGACTAGAATTCATTATATACTCTCAATGTTTCGTATACAGAATGCTATAGTAGTTTTATCTTCAGTTTCTTTCTGAACTGCATAGCCAAGAATAGGATTTGTAACTAATCTATAGTCTAACTCTTTAGCTACTACCAGTAACTCCACTCTACACTTTTTAAGAGTTGGATAACTAGATACCATAACAGGCAGTGCAGGTTCTGTACTTACTGAAAGCATAGTAGCTACTACAAGAGCATACATTATGACTTAGGTTTTTTATGGGTTAGAGGCTTACTAGAAGCAGTGTGTTTTGCACCTGTCATAAGTTTACCTGACGGATGCTTATGAGTCTTACCTGTGTATGCTTTACCATTCTTTAGATAATGTGTAACGCCTTTCATTATTTTTTAACCTTCTTTTTCTTTCCCTTCTTTGGAGGGGATACTAACTTAGTTCCGTATGACATACTATTCTCCTACCATTTTACCTTTGCTGACCAATAGGCTGCACTGGTTTTACCTTTAGCTATGTTCTTACCGTGCCTCGCTTTAAAACTGGCTCTCTTAGCTTTCATTGCGTCTGACTCACCAGCTTTAGGTTTACCAGCCGTTGATGCTCCCTTTTCGCCAAAGCGGATCATGCGATCCTTTCCATCATCTTTTATCAAGACAACGTGAGACTTCTTGCCTTTGGCAGATGCTTTTGGCTTGTTATAACCTGAGAACTTTTCACCTCTGTACTCTATGCTCATACAATCGCTGCCCTTGCTGCTGCCCTAGCTGTAGTCACATCATCTGGCACTGCTACACCTGTCTCAGCATGGCGAGTGATGTACCAATCGGTTGATGCTAAGTATGCTTGGCTGGTTGCGTTTAGTTCTGCTTGAGTGTTGGCTGCTATCTCTGCATCAGTGTACTGTGGGGCAGGAGTGTTACCCTCTGCTATCCACTGTAGTACATCTTGACAGTCTCGGTTGGCAGGGTCATTGGGTACGCCCATAGTGCCATTGACTAGCCAGCCAGAGTTTTGTAGTTTGCAGGAGGTTATCCATGCTGTTTGATTTTCAATCATGTTATAACTCCGCATTAAAGGTAGCGTGTATACTAATAAATACAGTTTGGCTTACAGCCACTCCATTTGTGTAAAAATTACAACCAGTATTTGTTGAAGGGTGACTAACTGCATTAGAATAATTAGAACTATCACCTATAAAACTATTTACAGTTCCAGTTATAGGATTATAAATTATAACAGTTGGTGCAGTTCTCATTTGGACAGGGAAATTAAAATTCCCTATATTCTGATAATTATATCCATTTGAAACTTCTCGTATACAAGTATCAGCATGGTTTCCACCAGCATACTGTCCAACCTTATAAGATGAACAATAATAACGCTGACACAACGCTAACTCTTCCCCGAAGCTCCGATGCTCAAAGTCAGTGCCTGAGCCAACCTCAAGCTGGACTCCTGCAATGTACCAATCATTAGAGGTGCTACTTGCAAGGTTAACCTGACTGTCTGCTAATACATTAGCTTGACTGTATGCAGCCCAACTTGTAGCCTGTGTTCCACTACTAAAGCCAGAGCCACCACCTAACCAAAACCATAACCGCATACCCTCACCTGTGTCATTGTTGAGTGTGCCGCCTGTGTCACCTGCAAATGTTATCGTTTTATGTTCCCATGTATTGGCACTGCCAATTGTATAAGAACTCTCTATGTGCCTATTACCATCAGGGGAATAAAGACCTACAGTGTAGACTCCCGTTACAGTCCCACGAACCCAAAAAGATGCCGTTACAGATTTTGCTGTGGCTAAACCATACTGTAAATGTTGTAAGTTTTGTCCTTCCATCGCTTGTTGGTGGATAATAGATACACCAGAACTAGGAGAAGCATTTGCTGTAGTGCAATCCCATTTACAAGAAGAGGCAAAACCAGAGGGTGATTCACTAGATTTAGAAACTGTAAATTCTGAGGTGTCATTTACACGAGTTTTCCAGCGATCAACAGAGGAATAAATGTCCGTTGTAAGAGCCGTTGCGCTTTCACTTCTTTGCCAAACTGTATAGTCGCCATTCAGAATCAAATTCTTCCTGCCAGCCCTAGCTGCGGTGTCTCCTGCTGTAATCGCAGAGGTGACTTCTGTTTGAGTAAACGTGACCTTATCAGCCGCTACTCTTGTTGCACTTTTAGTCATCGTCTACTCTCCTGCTGGCATCAATGCCTTTAGCGCATCCGCATCTGAGGCTGCATCCATACTTACTTGCAATGCTGCATCGTTGGTGCGAATGGTTGCCCGTGATGCTTCTGCTGCTTCACTCTCGGCAGGGATGGTGGCCTTAATGTCTAAGGGGGCAAACGCTGCGTTTCGTGCGGCTCGTCTTGCATCGTGTGCAATGACTTTGGCTTTTGTCATGTCTACTGTAATCATTTCGGGTACTCCGTTTTGATGGCAGCGATAGCATCTTGCCATGTGGTTGTTGAGTTGATGAGGTCGTCATAGCGCATCTCATCTTGGTTGAGTGCTGCGTAAGCTGTTGCTCGTAAGTATGAGTAGGCTTGTGGGTCGTCAGGTAATGTCTCCGCATCTGCTGGTATTAAATGCGAGTACCATTCTTTAGGCGCATCATCTTCAAAAGCATAATAACCATCTGCACTGTCTTTAAAATGTAGCATTACGAAATCCTCTCAATAACAAACGCTGTACCTGCCCGACCTGTTGCCGTTGTTACTACCCCGTTACCTATATGTGCGCGTACAATGTCCCCAGCAGCAAACCTATAACTGACAGAAACTTGATTTGGTATATTTAGGGCCGTTGTTTGTGTTACGGCTATGCGGCCTTCTGGGGGTGTGATGGAGTTTATGTATGTTGATAATTGGGTGGAGTTAACGCTAATTCCTGTCCAAGTGGAGGCATTAAACACTGAGATATAAGCAACGTTATAAACCCCTGCCGTATTGATAACAAATTTACCACCTAATGATGCTGAGTCAGTGTAAGTAATGTCCGAGCCTATTGATTGAACAGTATTGGCAAATCTTGCTATACGCGTGTTTGTTGATGGTAAACCAGTTACCGCCCCGTCTACATATATTCTTGATTGAGAAAACTCCTTACTAACAGTAGCCGAATCAAGATTATCATCACCTCTAATTATGCTACTCATGCACCCACTCCATCCGTCAACGTAGCCTCATCAACTGTCCACGCATTCCGAAATACTCTGTCTGAAGGGACAACTGAGTCGTCCACAATCTTAAACTTGAGTCCTGTTGGTACGTCTTTCAAAGCAGTCTGTGCATCAGTTAAGGAACAGTTAGCTGCGGGGGTTATTACGGCTACACTGCCGTCTGTTTGTTGGTATATGATTTTCATTAGTTTGTTCCTTTAATTTCCGAATACTAGAATGCTGTCGGTTCCATTTGTAATTTCATAATTTGCTCCATCTACTCCATTAGCCCTATAAAATTGAACAGAGGACGTTGTTGGAATATTAGCGATGGAAAGCATACCCGACGCAGCTACACCCCCATGATGGTACGGTGTTCCTAAAGCAACGTAATTTGCGCTAGACATATTTACGGCAAAGTTAACAGTGAACACACCTGTACTATTATCAGTAACAGAACTGACGTTATAAGAGTCATTAATAACTACTGTGTTTTCTACAAAGTTAACCCAAGCCTTTGCCATACGCTTATCTAACGCTGGAATACTAGGCTGAGTCGTTGTTGAGCCGTCTGAGTGCAGGAGGGTGTTTGCTTTGATTGTGGACATTATGCTTGGCCTCCTAAGACTATTATTGAAATCGTTGGAGCATCATAAAGCGAGTTATTTGCATAAACAGTATTATATCGACAACTGCTAGTAGTCGGATTGAACGAATCAAAGGGTTGTGCGATGCTTCTCTGGCTTCCTGTGGAAGCACCTGCCGATCCTCCCGATGCGTAATTAGCGTTAGCCATTTGTGTTGCAAACGTAACCGTGTAGTCACCCGAAGCATGATCAGTAATACTACTCACATTCTCACTGTCCCTAATAGCCACTGTACCTGTGCCATTAAAGTTCACCCAAGCCGTAGGTATTAGCTGCTGACCTTTAACAGTAGGTATGCCACCTGTGACGTTTGTTATATCGTTGCACTTAACTGTACTCATAAGACCACCCACGTACTTCCAGATGCTACTGTTACTGTGTAGCCTGAGTTAATTGTAATTGGCCCTATGGTCATACCATTCTCAGTGCCAGCGAATGTAATGTTCTCTGCTATGACTTTGGAGTTGGTGCGAATAACGCTGTTGGTTCCAAGTGACGGGCCTCCACCTACTAATCCAGTAAGCTGACTTCCATCAACGGCTGGTAATTTAGCTGTTCCATCTAACGCAACCAGTTTGTTAGCAGTTGTACCAACTTGTGAGTCGTCTAGCTTTGCATCAAGTAAACTGTCGGTCTGTGCTTGTGTATAGGTGTTAGCCACCACGAATGATTGGAAAGCAACTATGCGAACAATCGTGCCAACTACCGCCCCATCGTCTAGGACTACTGTAGTTCCGTTTGTCGCCACATAGTCAGCTTTAGGAATGTCTAAACCACCATAAGTCACATGGATATTATTCGCTGTGTAACTGAGGGTCTGACCATTTACGTCTGCGCCTGAGAATGAAGTCTGTCCTGCGGTGGCGATATATTCGTAGGAATAAAGCGACACGTTGCCCGATGAACTAGCTGCTATCCAGTTAGCCCCGTCATACACTTGCATACCTGTGCCAGTTAGAAAGTACAGGTTGCCTACGACTAAAGCATCCCCATCATTATCAGTCGATGGTTCAGATCCTTTAGCACCTAGATACTTGTCATCAAAATCATCGAATGCTGCGGCAGCAGAGGCGGCACTATTGGCTGCGTTGGTAGCTGAAGTAGCTGATTCGGATGCTTTGGTGGTTGCTGTAGATGCTGATGAAGCCGCACCCGTAGCTGAGTTAGCAGATGCTGTGGCTGAGTTAGCCGAGTTAGTTGCACTTGTAGCTGCGTTGGTAGCTGAGGTACTGGCTTCAGAAGCTTTGGTAGTTGCTGTGCCAGCCTGAGTGGTAGCTAAAGTAACCTGTGCTTGTCCGTTAGTTGTAGCTAAGGAAGCTTGTGTAGTGGCTGTAGAGGCACTGTTAGCACTTGCTGTAGCTGAGTTAGCTGAAGCAGTGGCGCTATTAGCAGATGCAGTGGCACTGTTAGCTGAAGCAGTAGCAGAGTTAGCCGAGTTAGTGGCTGAGGTACTTGCTTCTGAGGCTTTAGTGCTTGCCGTAGTTGCAGAAGCAGCCGAGTCAGTAGCTGAACTAGCTGATGCCGTTGCTGAGTTACTTGATGCTGTAGCTGAGTTAGCAGAGGATGTAGCTGATGTAGCTGAGTTAGTCTCATTTACAGAAGCTGCGGCTGCGCTTGATACTACAGTATTGTATTTATCTATGTAGTCTTGAGTGGAAGCACCATCGTCTCCCTTTGGGCCCTGAGCGCCCCTTGTCGTTGCTGTATAGTCATCATCATCAATCCCTAACGGATTAGTGGATGACGAGTTCAAGCCTCTATCTAGTCCCATGAGTCTTTACCTTGTGTTAAAATTTATTTACGTGAAACTATCGACTGACCAAAGTACATACCTACGACAGCCATAATTGCATGAGGAAGCCACTCAGGAGTAACCATTCCTTGTAGTGATCGCCACTCTGTCACTGTATTAGTAAAGTCTAAAAATAAGAACTTAAACCCACTCGTTACTTCTACAGGAACTACTGTATCGAATCCCAATACAGGAGCAATAAGAATAAAACAAGCCATCCCCATAAAGGATACAACTAGAAAACGTCTAATCCACTGGGCATTTGGGTTCTGGTAAGCCCTAGCAGACTGTACACTGTCCTCAGAGGCCGAGAATCGCTGTATGAGGGCTTTTTGCTGGTCAGCCTTATCAGACTGTCCCTGCGACCACATCTTCATTACACCGCCACCTATGACGCTCATAATCATGGTAATAGCTTCTATAGGAAATCCAAAGATAGGTTATCCCTCCCTTTTTTTCTCTAATCGTAATTCTTGTTTCATTTGTTTAGCCCTGTTACGTTCCCAAGTCATCCAAGTACCAGCAAAGGCTGGATCAGACGGATCTAAGGATACTTTAACAGGGGTGATAATCATATGAGCATCGGCTCTACAAACCTTACATAATTTTGTATTGTTACGGTCTGAGATAGGGCATAAGTGATCTGTTACGTGATCGTCTTCGCACTTATAAGAGTAGATGGGCATATAATTTCCTAGATACTTTAAGTAAGTAGAAGCCCTCACCGTAGTAAGGGCCTCTATTGATGTCAACTACTTAACTAAGTTAAGCTTGTGAAAGATCAATGCACCTCGCACTGATTAGGTTGACGGAACAAGAATGCTAACACCAGCGTTGTCACGCAACTCTTTAACACCGTAGATAGTATCCGCAGTGAACAAGTCACCAAGATACTGCTGCTGGTATTGAGTCTGTGAACGAACACTCTGTTGCTCTGCGAGTACCAAAGCATCTTTGTGCAACATAACAGCTACACGGTTACTACTGGCGGTAGGGCAAGCAGAAGATACAAATACTTCTACACCATACACATTACCAATCATACCCGTCTTAATAGCGTCACCACTACCAACAAAAGCTTGCTCAGTGAAACGTGCAATACCCAACAAGTCACTCTTAGCGACAGGAGGGATTACCAAAGAACGACCTGTCATAGGTACGTCATTGTTGTCCAAAACAAGCATAAACTTACGGATACCAGCATCAGTCATGTCAGCAGCAGAACTACCGCCATCACCACCTAACTGAGTACCGCCATTTAAGGCAGGAACTAGACCGAAAAGATCAGCGTCTACTTGAGTAGCTAGGGCATAACCTGCGTCATCAGTGTAGAACCTACGTAGAGAGGATAATGCTTGCTTCTCTACAATGTCTTCAATCAAAGTTGAATATTCATAGTGCTTGTTGATTAGAACTTGAATGTCTGCGGTTGCAGGAGAGTTAAGCACTACTTGGGTGCTTGCAGCTTTTGCGTTTGCAGCGCCACGACTAGGTGAAGGAATGTGAATTGAATCACCTTTCTTACCTACGTGACTCATACGAGTTACTAGATTAGCTAGTACAAGATTCTTCTTGTAGCCAGCGATTACTTCATCCGACCATAATTCGGGGATAAAGGCGGCTGCTGTTGAGCCTGTTACGTGATTAGTACCTAATGCCATGTGAATTAACTCCAGTGTTAATTATAATATTATTTAACGCGTCCTTCTGCGTATGCCCGATAGATTTCATCTCCGAGAGATTCATAACGTGAAGGATCACTATTTTTTAAACGTATGAGGTCAGCCCTACGGTAAATTTTCTTACCTCCAACAGA